TCTGCAATATCTGGGCATATTTGCCTCATTGCATTTTTAATTTTATTCCAATATCCATCTAGCGCCGTTGGTTGGTTACACCAACCTGGTCCTCCATTATGAAGTTTTGCTAATTGTTCGCATGTCAGACAGGTTTGTTTTCCGCCGCAATCATTATTTCCTGATGATTCAGTGCATGGGTCGTGACATTCTCTCAATGTTCCAGAGGAATCTGTGCATCCACCCTTACATTGACAATCTAATACTCTTGTATATTTTCTTCTATAACAAGCAAGAATTAGTTTTGAGAGTTCTTCTTTTTTCTCACATCCACTATTACTGGTATTACTGGAACACATATCTTGTGCCCAATCATAATTTTTAAGAGTAGTACATACTCTACATGTACTAAATTTTTCTACATCACTCCATGCTCCGAATTTAATTTGATACGGACCACACGCCCAGCAAAATTCTTTTCTTTTTCCTTTCATTTCTACCTTCAGGTTATCACATTTAATATCAATATATTCATTCCAGTAAGGATCTGTTTTTGGTATATTAGAACTACAAAGTTCTTGGTTTGCTACCTGTTTATAGCACTTCGTGTGTCTGATACTTGGATCATTCTTATTGAAGTAATCACAACCAATGTTTGGATTTATCTCTCCATCACCAGGAATGGATTCTACTTGTCTAATTGCTTTATCTAAACATTCGGAACAGGAAGGTGAACAACAAGTTCTTGAAGAATTATAAGCATCTTCGATTGTATCGCATGGTGTTATTGTTGGCGGTTTCAAAGTTTTTCTAAAAGGTGTAGATTTAATATTAGTAGATTTTATATTTTTTGAATTTGGACGTTCACCAAAACTAACTCTTTTTGTTCTGTTTTGTTTTCCCTTATAGACAACTGTTGATGATTGATTTTGAGGATTGATATTTTGATTTATATTTTCAGATGATTGTTGATTGATTATGTCATCTGGTTGATTTCTTGTTTCTTCTAATATAGTATTTTCAGATTCGAATGATGGTGTACATTCTGTGCAATAATCTTCGGTAGAGTTATTTGGGGATCCTAAAAATACTGCATGTCCATTGCAATTATCAATATTTTTCTTTATAAATTTAAAATCTTTATTTGTTCTGTGCGCCAAAGAAATACATTCCCAATCCATCAAACAACTACATGAATATAAATCACCTTCGACAAAAGTATGTCCAGTATCAATATCTTCGAATGTATTTTTAGTAAATAAACAACATGTTCCATTTTCTTTATCCGAAACATTTGTTGATTTTCGAAGCACAGATAGATCTAATTTTTCTGGTGAACTTAGACTCCTTTCGTTCCATCCTATTCTATAGACAGATACAAAAGTTAAAGTTCCTACTAGTTCTTCTTCATTTATTTTTGTAGATGATGATATTGTAATATGTTCTATACCACTTTTGGTATAGTAATCGGTAACTTCGAATCTGCCTTTATTATTTGTAGTATTTAATTCTATTAAATCACCGGGAATCACACCACCGGAATTTTTAAATGAAAATTCAGAAGTTAAACTTGAATGATTTTTTATTTGATATAGTTCATCAGTCGATACAGAAACATCACTTGTGTTGAATTCTGGAATTCCTAGAAAAAATTTAGAATCATAAGTGTCATTTCTGCTGTTCAAATCATTAAGAGATGATATTTCAGCCTCTACGAGTTTTCCTCTTATTTTGGTAAACGTATAGGAGCCTGCTAAATCTGCTTCTATTCTTTCTCCTCTTTCGTCCAGATAATTTGCACTTTCGTTTATAATAGTAAACGAAGTATTAGAAGACATTTCAGAAAAGAAGTTTTTTATTTTATTGAAATCCTCATCATTTAGATTAGAAAAATCAATAATAACATTACTTTGAGAATTGAAAAATATAAAAGTAGGAGATTCGGTTAATGGTTCATTTTTTTTATATAAATCATCAACAGTGTCCGAAATTGTTAATCCAATGAATTCATTAGACCAATACAATTCTGGTTTATTTTTTCTTGATGATTTAGAACTATTTCGGTTTCCCATTAAACAATATCCATTCTATTTTTATATCAAGAAGCGATATATGATACCGTAGCCAAAACAGTTCCTCTGTTTTCGTTTATTGCTCTGACAAATATCTTTCCAACGTTATCAATATCGATAAAGATTGATTCTCCGGGTTCGAGAACAAATCCATTATTCTGATCGTTGCTTAGATTTGTACTACCAACAGCAACGGAACTCAATGATAATGGAGAATTTTTAACGTTAACTCCTCTTGTCGTAAGAATGGATGTTGCTAATGCAGAAACGTTAAAGTTGGATAAGTTAACATATCCAGAATATAATTTATTTGGGGCACTTTGAGTTACTGATGCTTTGATGTTTCCGGATGCTAGATCATTGGAAATTTTTGTTATTGGAGTTGTATTTCTCTCTATCAACTTAAGATTATTGATTAGAGGTTTATTTGTACTTTCCAATGATTCGATTATGCTATTATCTTTAATAGTAACCGTATTTTGTACATTAGTATTTAATGGACTTGTTGATTGAATTTCAATTGCAGCATTAGTTCCATTTTCACCCTTAACAATGACAGGATTGTGTCCAGATCCTGATACATATCCTTGAACCTGTAGTGGAGGTTCTGTTGCATTTGTAACACCATGAACGCTAGAAACATTAACGGTTGCATTGATGTCTGCTCCACCCATCCATACCTTTAGGAAGTCTCCAGAGAATCCTGCTGTAGCCCCGGCGTTATCGTGAAGGGTAGTTCTTACAAAATTACCACCATTTGAACCAAATACCATAACGGAATCTGTCGATGCAGTTAATAATCTACCACCACTTACTCCGATAGTAGAATTATCAATTCGTATAGAGTCTTGTTTATAATTTAAATATCTACCACCAGTTACTGCTATGGGATAATATGCAGAATGGGTTGCACCATCAGCAGAATTAATATATGTCATTCCACCAAAATCTGGTCCCACATACATGTCTGTAGTGACACCCACTATTTTCATGGTATAATTTGATGGGAATCGAACATCACCAGTAACAGCAATTGCTGTAGCACCAGGCTTCCCCCATATTGCTCCTTCTGAGCCAATCACACCACCCCCAGTAGTACCTGCTACTGCAAAATATTCCGTAGAACCGTCTGGATTTTTCTTATTTCTTGTATATGTGATACCATAAGCATCGGTGACAGTGACATCCAGAGGACCAGTTCCTCCTTGAATTTGAATGGGAAGAGGATTAGCAGCATCAATCCTTGAAGTGATGTTTTCATCACCCCATGCCATTTTAATTATTTGAACATGGGCACCAGTCAATCCTACACCAGTTGTGTTGTAGTCAGTTCCCATTTCGGCAGTATCGCCGTGGATATCAATAACAATATTAGGGTCTTTGTCCGCCATTAAATAATTCTCCAAAATAAGGTTGACATTATAGAATAATAGTCTATTATCATAATATATATAAACACGATTAGGAGCAGACATAATATGTTATTAACCGATGATATAAAAAGGATGTTTTGTCACGATGTGGAACAATATGTCCAAAATAATGGTGGATTCTACATTGAGGCAGTTTTAGAGATTTGTGACTCTTATGATATTTCGCCAGAAATGATTGGAAAACACTTAACCAAACCAATAGTTGAAAAGATAGAATTAGAAGGAATAGAGATCAATCTTTTACCAAAGAATGATACAATCTTACCTTTTTTATCTTGATGTTTGATCTATTATAGAGTATAATACACAGAATGCGGGGAGTTCCCGTAGAAAATTAGTAGTGGGGAGTTCCCACATAAAACAAAGGAGTAGCGTATGAGTTTTGCAGATTTTAAGAAAAAGTCCATGAGCAGCATTGAGGATCTTCAAAAGAAACTTGAAGATACCTCAAAGGATTCATTTAAAGATGATCGTTTTTGGCGACCAGAATTGGATAAGGCAAGTAACGGATATGCAGTAATCCGATTCCTTCCTGCCCCAACAGAAGAAGAACTTCCTTGGGCGAAGTATTATTCGCATGGTTTCCAAGGACCAGGTGGTTGGTATATTGAAAATTCAAGAACCACTCTTGGTGAGAATGATCCTGTTTCTGAAATGAACACTCGACTTTGGAATAGTGGAGTAGAATCAGACAAGGACATTGCTCGGGCAAGAAAGCGAAAACTGAGTTATGTTTCGAACATTCTTGTAGTATCTGATCCAGCCAATCCTGAGAATGAAGGAAAGGTGTTTCTTTATCGATATGGTAGAAAGATCTTTGATAAGATTCAGGCTGCAATGCAACCAGAATTTCCAGATGAGGAACCAATTAATCCCTTTGATTTCTGGAAGGGTGCTGATTTCAAGTTGAAGGTACGAAAAGTTGCTGGATACATCAATTATGACAAATCAGAATTCTCTTCTCCAAATGAACTTCTTGATGGAGATGATGCTCTTCTGGAAGAACTGTGGAACAAACAGTATTCATTGGTACAATTCACTGCACCAGAGAACTTTAAGTCCTATGATGAACTTAAGGTTAAAATGCAAAAAGTGATTGGTGATGATATTCGAAGTACATTTACCCCAACTTCCACTGTAGAGGATGTTGTTAAAGAAGAGACATCCGAATCATCTTCTAAGGAAGAGGGTGAAGGTGTTCAGAACGAAGATGCCCTTTCATACTTTGAGAAACTTGCTAAAGAGTAAGTAGTGTAACATCTTTGTTAAAGGGAGAGGAGAAATCCTCTCCCTTTTTTTATCCGAGATAAACTCTCCAATCAGGTATCTTGATTTCATGTTGAAGAGATCTTCCGAATGATGATGATCTTCCCCCTGAATTTGGTATAAATGTACTACTGGTTTGACTTCCTTCTTGCTCGGAGGTTAAGGCAGAAAGTGAATTTAATTCATTTAATGTATTTACTTTTGGAGATTTAGATTCATAATTCCTATTTCTTGATGATTCTACTTCCATGTTTGTTTTTAATGTTTTATTTTGAGATGCTGCATCAGAAGCAATTGACGCTATTGTTTTTTCTTTTGGAGAGAATGTATCTTTCATTATACGTTTTGTTTTAATATCATGCAGAGGAGTTACTAATTCCGGTCCCTGTTCACCAACCACTGCTAATGTTGGTTTATCAACATATCCACCTTCTGCCATAAATTTAGCATTTATTTTTTTAATGTTAGATTGAGGTTGTTTCATAAAACGAGGATCTGTGTTTAGTTCTCTCTTAGTGTTTTCTTTATTTTGGTGAGACTCTATCTTCTCTGAGTTTTTATCCTCTGGTGTCATATTAATGATTGATACTTCTTTGAGGAGAGATTTTACTTTATTGTTTGTTATATTCTCTGATTTATTTTCTGTATTATTATTGTTAAAATAATTTTGGATGTTAGATATATTTTCGCTTGTCTTTGAATTTTTCAGAGCATCATTCATTCCATTAGAGAGAGAAGTTATGGAATTTAATATATCTTTTAATACTTTATCATCTTGAACTATTCTATTTTCATCTTCGTTGGTATTAGATGAATTTTTCAATTCTAATTCATCTATTTTTCGATTAGGAATGGGAACTATATCAGCGTCTGACGAAAAGGGATTGAATATTGATTTTAAATTTTGAATTTCCATTTATTTATTCCAGAAGTGACGATTTTATTTTTAGGTTTTCTTCTTTTATATATGCAGCAATCAATGAGATGTAGATATCCTTTTCCCACGGAATCATAGATTCTATTTCTGTTAGACTATAGTTATAATGATGCATTAAAGAGAAATTTATCTCATAGTGGTCCCTCAGTCGTATGTGACTGAGGGCTAGACGAAAAAATCCAATAACCCACTTAGTAGTATTTTTCTATCCTTTCCATCGGATGTTTGGTAGTTTACTTCTTTTTCTATTTTGGGAGAAGTGAAAAAGAAATTTAAAATCAAATCAAATTGATTCCTCGATAGATTATTTAAAAACTCTAATTTTTCATCGATTGACATTGAGTCGGATTTATATGTGCTAGTTGGTGTTTCTATTTTAGAAATACATTCTGAAATTATCTTATAAGTTGATTCGTTGTCATTAAATTCTAATTCATCTTTATTGAATTTTTGAAGTATGTTTAATGTTGGGTATTTCATTTCTACTAACAATTCGTCTGTTAGTTTGATTGATGATTTATGTCCTTTAGTCTTCTTTATTTTAATGTCATCAATGTTCACAACAATATCAATCTTTTCACCTGTTTCTGGACATATTAATATAGAATGTATTCCTTCTCCGACAGACTTTGCTCTTAACATCAAAAATAGATATTCGATGTCAAAAAGGGGAAGATTTTTTGAATTTTCAACTCCACTAAAACAATTTTCAATTAGATTTGCTATTGTGTTTAGTTTTTCTGTGGGAGAATTCATCTCCTGCGCCATCAAAAGAACTTTTTCTTCTTTTACAAGAAATGGTCTAAATGATACTTTTTTATTACTAGATGGTATCTTTGTTTCAAACGTAGGAACTTTCGATACCACAAAATCAATCAATTCACTCATAGATATGATCTCCAATTTATTCTATAAAATAACTCTTATAATTAAATTTAATGGTTAATTCTGATAAAACATTAGTTCTAGATGAACTATATTCTGTGGGAAGTATTTCACTGGGGTAGATTTCTTCAAGAGTGTATCTTGATCCTTCTTTATCTGATTTTGTTAGAAGTTTTATTATCATCGATGTTTGATATGCAAATTTATAATAATCTCCCCTATAATCATGATTTATGTATGGGCTATTAGGGATAATAGAATCCATCCACTTCTCAAATAATTTTCTTTCTGGTTGCCCTTCAGTTTCATAAAAATTAATAATGATACTATTTTCATAAAAACGACCAACAGGTAGTTCTCTTTCTACACCAAAGAGAAATTCTTTTTGGGTAACGAATCCGCGAGTCGGGAGTGTCATGAAAGTAGGATAGGCGATTATTGTTCCATTTGTTTTACTGGCTGATATATTAATTCCCTCGGGTGGAGTAATTTCTATTTCATACCTGTTGGGACTTTGATAAACACCATAAGAGAAATTACTTTTAAAATTATCAACATTAGAAGATATTGGCATATCATTTTCCTAAATAAGAAGTTGTTTTTCTGTTAAAATCTTAAATTCCCATTCTTGTTTAGTACAATACTTCTCAGCAGAATTCCATTTTGCTAAATTGATTTTATATCTTAACATTTCTTTGAGTTGTGTTTTTTTGTTTGAGTATGAAGGTTCTTTTGTTTGTTTTAGGGGTTTTACTTCAATAAGTAAAGTTTTAACGTTTCCATCTTTATTTATAACCTCAATGAGAAAATCTGGATAATAGCGATGAATTTTATTATCTATAGGGGAAACATAAGGTATTGCTAATTCTTCACTAGACCATCGTAAAACTTTTTGATTTTCATCAAGATATCGACAAAACCGTCTCTCCCAAAGAGATCTACAAATAATATTATCTAATTTCCCCACATACTTAGATTTATTTTTGGGGTTATATATAGTTTTATATGCCATAAATATTCTTCCCTTTTATATAGTAGGACTATACATGCCAGCCAGTGGACCAGATAGAGATCAACAACAAAACCACACTTTAAGAACGTTTGATCGGATATGGAAATATCCTAGACAGGTTTCTGCGAGAAAAGAAGATATTCCATTGTGGTTGGAATTTACTGCATTTCCATATAAAAATTACTTCAGTGTAAGAGCAGCAAGACAGAGCGATCAAGCATATAATAATGACAATTTTCTTGATAGGTTTTATCTTCCCATAACCGGAACTATGAAAACTGAAGATGTTGCACAATATTCTCCCGGAAATACTCCTGCGAGAGGTGTTGTATCTAAGATATTAGAAGGATTAGACAATCCTGCAAGATTTTGGGCAGAAGGTTGGTTTGGTGGTTCAGAAATTCTGAAATTATATTCTGATGAAGCCTCGGGGGACGCTCAAAGAAGAGGTGTGCTGAACATGGATCCCAAAGAAAATCTATTTGGTGGAATGACATTTAGATCCTATGGGTTTAATTGGGATTTTCTTCCTTGGGATTCGAGTGGTTCTAATTATCTTGCTAATCTTTGTTATGCATTTTCAACTTTAGCATATCCGGGATACATTGGTCTTGCATCGAAAATGAAACACCCTCCAGTATGGACAATTAAAACATACGATAGTATCCCTGCGGCGTCTAGTTCGTACAGAAGAACAGATTGGGATTTTAATCCCAAACTATGTGTTCTTCAAGGAGCAAGGACAAACAGAACAAAATCAGGAAGACCATATACGATAGGAAATACACATGATCCTGCTAGTATATCACTTTCTGCTACTTTCGTGGAAATAGAACCATTGGTTAGATTTATGGACGGTGAATTATACACAAGATCCGAAATTAAGGCTGTGGATCCGACATCAATAACACAAGACCAAAAAGACACACTTCTTAATTACAACTGAGGGTTTATATAATGGGATATATGGAATCATTAGGATCGTTAAATTACACATTCACTTATGAAAATGAGGATGGTGTAGAAAAGATAGAAACAATAGATTTGGTTGATATTCTTCGTTTAGTTTCCTTCACCAAGGAAGCCAAAGAAAATGAAAATAACTACACAAACTATACTTTAGTTGATGAAGAAACACCAGATGACGTTGCATATAAGTTATATGGTGATCCTTCTAAATTTTGGGTACTATTGTTATTTAACGATATCATAGATGTCCATAATGAATGGTTAATATCTTCTTATAGTTTAAAAAAGAAGGAAGAAAATTTCTATGATGGTAATAGTTACTTTGTTCATGAATCTTTAGATGCTAATCCGGGTGATCTTGTAATTAAAAGAGTTGATACCGACGAAGCAGATACAGAAAATTATGGATTTATTGATTCATATGATCCAATTTTTCATCGTTTTGATATTAAGAAAATAAAGGGAACATTATCACTAAATGATGAAGTTTTTGTGTTGAGGGAAATTCAAAGTGATGTTGGAACATATTTTAAAATTGATGGTGTTGGTTTAACCGCATGTACACCAAGCCATGCAGGACTTCCTGCTGGTGGAACATATTGTAATGATTATCCAGTTCAAGATCCCAATGAAGATGGTGAGTATGCAGCACCTCTTTGTATGGCAGTGGGTTCTGATTATACGATAATCAGGAAAAAGGTAGATAAAATATTAGATGCTCCGTATCAATTCAGATATAATGGAGAAGAGTTAGACCCATACGCTGGTGTTGCATCAGTAGATGGTGATGTTGTAACATTTAGTCAAGATGTTAATGGAAACCAAGGAAGTTTTTATTCGCCTGATAATATTTGTGGTTATACTTCTAGTGTATTATACAAGTATATCAATAATAGTTTACCCGATCCTATTAAAATACGTTCAAGAAAAGAAGAATTCTTATATCAAAATGACTTAAAAAGAGTCATCAAAGTGTTGAATCCAAATATAGCAAATCTGGCTCAAAAGGAATTTATGTCTATTCTGAAAGATAGAAGTCTTCAAAGAGGCATAAGGAAAACCATATCCATCAATTGATGGGAGGTGTGTGATGGCTGAGAATTCTCAAGAAATACGAACAACTTTTAATGATGTCACGATTGACAGTTTGGTTATCACTAAACCT